ACCGCCGATATATCCAATACACCAGGTATTCGCCCTGGAAAGGTAAAGGTCTACGTCGGCGTCGTCTATAGGATTTCCCCGCGTATAATACTTTTCCAGAAGTTCGGCTTTATTCAGCAGCATACCGTTACCCCCTTACTCTGTTTTCTTTGTTCGTGTAGCCTTTTTAGGCTCCGGCTGATCTTCGGTAGGTGTTTCCTGTTCCGGCTCTGGTTCTGGTTCGTCTACGACTTCCACCAGTCCATAACCAGAAAGGCGGGTAGCGTCCTTTTCGGACATATCTACCACGGCGCCTACGTCAAGAATGGCGCTTTCCACTGTTACGCCTGTTTTTAATACTTTTACCTTCATGGTTTACCCCCTTATCGTACAGTACAGATTTTAATAAGTTCCGGGTACATGATCTTAGGGAAGCCAGCAGCTACAACCTCTACGACCTCACGAAGCGGACGCTCCATAGTGAAGGTACGGGCAAAAATGCCAGGTTCCATGTTATTCTCATAAGTCGGACCCATCTGTACGTTACCGATTTTGTCACCTTCCATAAGGAACACGCCCTTCTTGCTGTCCAGAAGGCGGGCGGTAGTTCTCTTACCACCGTTTGTAGGGTCACGGTAAGTAACCTTTGCGTCGAACGCTTCCATAGGCGGAAGTTCACGGCCACGAAGGAAAGTGTTAAGTTCGTCCAGGGTAAGCAGCTTGTCGCTGTATCCTGTAATTGCCTTTCTGATCGCTACATCATTCAGTACGATACGGATATTTTCAATACCGGTAACGAATACGTCCGGTGCGTAGCCGTTATCGTTTCCGTCGATATAATCCTGTACCCAGCGTTCGTAGTTTGCCAGAATAGTAGCACCGTCAGCCCCCCACGCTGTAGCAGCGGTTACCTTATTGGCTTCTGGTACGCCAAAATCTACACCCAGTTTAATACCGGATTTATCATAGATCATAGCACCGTTACCCAGCGCTTGCCAACGAAGCCATTCTACACGGGCGTCAATGTTAGACTTAAGCTGTGCGGTCTTCTTAAGGACCTGCTGTACAACCATCTTACGGCGACCTTCGTTACCCTTGTCAGACATAGCAGCAAGTTCTTTCTTTGTCAGAATATAGGACTGTCCCATATCTGCAATAGAACCGCTTACACGTCTTACCGGGTCACGATCTGTTAAAGGCAGTTCCGCCCCAGCGTCTACCAGGTCGGCCATATCTGCCTGTCTTTCAATTACTGTTTCGTTCCACTCCATATCGTAAGTGTTTTCGGAAGGAAGGAAACGGCTACCGATATATCCGGTTTCCACTGGAACCTCGCGGATAGTTTCGGTAAATAACGGGTTCTCAAAGAACTCGCTTAAATTTGCTAATCCAGCCATCTTTATTTACCCCTTTCTTTACACGAATCTGATAGCAGCACCTACAGCTGTTTTAAAAGCTGCGGTACAGCCTACCAGAAGACTTTCATATACCGCACCATGTACAAGAACCTGTCCGGCGGTAACATCTGGATTTTTGCCCTTGTCGTCAACTGTGAATTTAATACTTTCGTCAAGGATAACCGGGTCACTCTTTCCCGTTGGAAAAGCACTTGCTGTATCCTTGTACGGTTCGTACTTACCTGTGGTGTTGTCTTTTACAAGACAAGTACCTTCTTCTACGAAGCCGCCAGTTTCAAACTTAGAACCGTCCAGCGTGATACCATTTACGACATACGCATAATGGGCACTGGCCTTGATCTCTTTAGCCGCTGCGTAGGATTTTCGTCTAACTGTTACGTCGTTATTCTGCATAACAAAAACCTACCTTTCTACTTTTTATCGTCTTTCTTAATACCCAGCATTTCTAAAGCTTCCGCTTTCTTTGCTTCCAATTCGCCGTTTTTAGTGCTACCAGCACCGCCAGGACCTTTACCGCGGAAACCATTACCAGAACCACCAGCGCCGTTATCGTCGTCGCCGTCGTCCCCAGCTGGTTTAAATAAGTTCGGTTCGGCGTCGTGTACCTTACGGATAGCGCGGGCTATACTCTTTGCGTCCGCTGTTCCGTTTTCTTCGTCAAACTCGATACTGTCCAGATAGTCAGCACTGATCGCCCTTACTACCTGTGCGGGATTTACAGGATTATACTTACCGGCTTCCTTAAGAACCGCGTTTTCGATAAGCAGCTTCTTACACTGTGCTGTAAGATCGTCCACTTTCGCCGCCTTAGTCTTAAGGTTAGATAATTCTGTTTCGTCGATAGAAGAACCGCTTCCCCCTTCGCCGTCGCCTTTACCAGAAGAACCGTTTTTAATGGTTTCTGCCACTTTGCTAAGTAATGTCTTATCGTCCGCTTCGACCGTTACCCCAGCGTCCTTAAGTGCTTTACGAACCATTTTTACGGCTTTCTTTGCTACGGTGCTGTCTACGTCGGCCTGGCTGTACTTAGGTCTTTCGTAGTCCGGGTCATAATCTAAAGCGTCGTCGTAAGCGTCCTGGTCTAAAATTTCGTCGTCCAGAAGCTTCTTACACTCTGCTTCATACTGTGCCTTTGTAAGTTCTCCTTTTAAGTAGCGTTCCTGTAATTTTCTAAGTTTTCCCATCTTAAAAACTCCTTTCCGTATTAAGCCCGTCGGCTATATCCAGCGTTCCGCGCTGTCGGGTTCCACGGCCAGTATTTGACGCCCTGGCTATGTTACGGCAATAAAAAACACGCCTTACAAGCGTGTCATATCCGCGGTATCCGCCGCGTCGGTATTATAAAGGCTTATGCCCTATAATCAATTATGAATATCAAGACCTAAAGGTACGGTTATGATCTGCCCGTTAAAGCGTTTCCGTACTACCTGTCGGTTAAGGTCTGCCAGTGTTTCCCCTGGTCTTAAGTATTTCTTCGGATTATCCGCGTTTACCATATCTTTTACCGACGGAAGCCCTACTTCTTTCGCGTATTCGTCATAACTGGCGGCTTTCGTGTAATAAAGGTCGCCGTATTGATCTAAAGCGGCTTTCTGTCTGTCCTTAATACCTAAACCAGAAAGGATAGCTACCCATCTACAGCGACAATGTGGGTGGTTCGGTATACGCCTTCCTGGTAGCCCTGGGTTCATAGGTGTATCATAATCCAGATCATAAGGATTTCTTTTACTGTAGTCGGCGTCTGCTGCACAATAAGCAGACGTCTTACTATCAAAAGTGGCGTCCCTATACTTACCATCTACAATATCCGCATTTTCCATAAGGCTGTAGGAAGTTCCTAAAGCGTTCGCCCTGGTCATTTCTGTACGGATAATACGGGAAGCATTATAATAGCTTTCCTGTATTCCCTGTGAAAGTTTCTTAGCAGCGTCGCTATACTGCATTTTCTTCGTAACCAGTTCTTTTACGACTTCTTCACTCTTAGAAGCCACAAGGGAAACGCTGGTACGTATACGATCGCTGTAGGTTTTTTTATCCGGTAACCATGGGTTAGCTATGATACCTAACACGCCAGAAGCCGTAAGGTTCGGTACAGTTACCGCGCACTTCGCGGCCTGTTCCAGAATATACGCTGTAGTATTTGCCCCATAAAAAACAGTTCCACATATCACAGACGTAGCAAACGGCTGTAACTTTGCGTTTAGTAAATTCAGTTCCGGTATGATCTTCGTAAGGTATTCTTCCTGTATCTTTTTCGCCCACCGTCTGGTAGGAACGAAGTCCGGGTTCTGTTCATTTACATACTTTTTAGCGACTTCTTCCAGGTAACCTACAGCTGCTTCCTGTAACTGCCCGTATGCTGGGGCAAGTTCAAGAATATGATCGTCTACATAATCTTCCAAAAGGGAAGTATAGTAGTCTACATATTCTTCGTAGTGCTTTTGGGCTTCACTTATCCACGCCATACGCTACCCCCTATTCTGGCGGCTGTGTGATCGTGGAACCTGTAGCGCTGTTCTGCTGATCGTCTGGGTTATCTGGGTCGCCGCTGGTATCCCCCAGGTTATCCGCCCCATATCCAATAGCTGCCAGACTATTTGTAAGGCTTGTCTGTTGGCTTTCCTCTTTCTGCGCTCTCATTTCTTCAAGTGCTTTCTGTGGGTCGTCGATAAACCACAGCAGTTCATACAAATAACTATCTGGTACAATGTCAGCCAGTTCTGCCACAATGTCGGCGATCTCTTTATTATTCTGTGGAAGATTCCGGCTTATCGTAACTTCCAGCCATTCAGACTGGTACAGGTCGTCCCTGGCTTCGATCAGTTCCGGGGTAGTGATTGTTTCATACACACCAGAAACCGTACCGGCAGCATACAGCTTTTGAACATTCAAAAGGTCCGTAATGATCGCGAAGAAGCTACGGAACGCCTGTATAAGAAGCGGTTCCTTCTTACCGGCCTTAATATCAAGACCGGCGTATTTCATTTTGATTTCTGTAGCCGTCGCCCCGTTTAACTCTGCCAGTCGTGGGGTGTTGGTCGTGTCCATAATGTCGTTTTTCGTTCTAGTAAGACCATTTTCTACGGCGTTGTCGTCCTGTGACTGGGCTATAAAGCTGGCCTTACTATCCTTGTCCTTAAGTGCCAGGGCGCGGGCCTTTCGCATTTTCAGAACTTCGTTTTCGTCTACATCTACACCAGTTAAGCATAAATACTGATCTTGTAGGTACTCCATAAGGTTCGCTTTATCGCTTAAACCGTGGCAGTAAGCTACAGCAAGTGGAACGACACCATATGAAAGATCAGAC